ACGACCTCGCTATGACGATAAAGCAGCAAATCGTTAGCGCCGCGGCGGAGATTGTCGGCGGCGCCAGCGGCGACATCGCCTCGCAGTTGTCCGGCATGATTGCTCAGGCGTCCGGCCTGGCGAACGCGGGAGTCGGACTCCCTGGGCTGAACGCTATGGGATCGCAGATTTCCTCGCTGGCCTCCACCATCACCAGCGGTCCGGGCGCGACTAGCGCGAGCCAGATCGCGAGCCTCGGCTCGATGATGGCTACCGCGCCGATGTCCAGCATGGCCTCGCTGACGTCACAGATGACGACGCAGGTAAATGCGCTCACAAGCGCGCTCAACCCCGGCGGCCTGCTAGCGCAGGTTCTACACATCAAGTTCCTTGACAAGATCAGAGGAATCGTGACGAGCGCCTTCCAAGGTCAGCACACCACGACCTGGGACAATAACGGCGTGACCCACACGTCGACCTCTACTGTCACCTCAACAGCTCCACAACTGCCGCACTTCGGCAACATCCTAGGGTCTGACAACCTAACCTTGACTAAGGCTCTGACGGCAGCGAGCGTTGCGACGTCGTCCGACGGAAGGCTCAAGAGCAACATCGCGGCCTTCCCTCCGGCGCTTGATCGCGCGCTGGCCGTCGAGGTGAAGACCTTCGATAAGCGCTACGTCGCTATCGATGAATGTGGGCAATCATCAATCCACGAGGACGGCGCACCATCGTTCGGCTTCATCGCGCAGAAATTGCGCGAGATCTTTCCGGAGCTTGTCGATGGTGACGAGTCGAAAGGTTTCTTGAGTGTTCACGAGAGCAAGGTCGGCATCGTGGCCCTCGCGGCATTGCAGGAATTTGTCAAAGAGACGCGGCGGGAGATTGCCGATCTCAAGCGCAGGATCGGTGACAAGGGATAAGCATGGCCGATCTCTTCACATGGTGGCAGCAGGATCTCGTCATCCTGCCGACCGGAGACTTGCTTGTCGCCGAAGGCACGATCGAGGGCGAGCAGCGCGTCCTGCGCCGCCTTCTCACCAACCCGGGCGACTACTATTGGCACCTCGAATATGGCGCCGGCCTGCCGCGCTATGTCGGCCAGGTGGAGCAGGAAGGCGCAATCGCGTCACTGATAATGGCCCAGATGATGATCGAAGACGCGGTAGCCCAAGATCCGCTGCCTGTCGTGAAGGCCAAGGAAATCAGTAACGGGCTGCAGGTGGACATCAAATATGTCGACAACAATGTCGGCCAGCTGGTCTCGGTCGGATTCAACGTGAACGCATGACAACGCTGACCACGAAAAACTTCTCAGCCCTCGTCCAGGAATGGGCGGCGATAGTGCAGTCGAGCGTTGCCACCGTGCGGCCGGCATTAATTCTGAGCTTCACCAAGGGCTCGATCCTGCGCGCCATCGCGGAGGCTCAGGCGAGCGTATCCCTGTGGCTGCAGGGTCTGATCCTGAAGCTCCTGACGGCGACGCGCCTGTCCACGTCCCAGGGGCTGGACGTGGATACTTGGTGCGCAGATTACATGCCGGGAGCTGTGGGCGGCGCGGTCCTGCCGAACGGCGCGATCAGCCCGCGCCTGCCGGCGAATGCCGCGACCGGCCCCGTCACCTTCGCGCGCAATACGCCGACCAACCCGGCCGTTGTTCCGGTCGGCGCGCTGCTGCAGAGCTCGGACGGCACCCAGAAATTCGCGGTGATCGCGGACACCACGAACAGCGCCTACTCGGCGACTGCCGCGAATGGCCAGCCAGGCTACACCATTCCGGCGGCCGTGCTGTCCCTCGCGTTCCCGGTCCAGTTCATCTTCCCATCCACCTACGTCGCCGGCCAATACAGCGGTCCGGTCGGAAACGTCCAGGCGAACGCGATCACGGTGCTCCAAACTGGCATCAGCGGCGTGGACACGGTCAGCAACGCGTCGCCGTTAGAGAACGGATTCCTCGCCGAGAGCGACGTGGCCCTCAAGGCGCGTTTCCCGCTGTTCATCGCGGCGCTCGCCAAGGGCACCGAGGGCGCGATCGGCTACGCCGTCCAGTCCATCCAGCAGGGGATGCAGTACCAAATCTGGGAGCCCGGCATCGGCGGCTTCACGACCCTGACCGTGTACGTGGATGACGGCACGGGCAACATCCCAAACGCGACTCTTCAAGGAGCGACGACGGCCGCTTACGCGGTAAAGGCGGCCGGCGTGCCCATGTACGTGCTGCCCGCGACGCCACTCTTGGCCAACGCGACCATGACGATCACGACAGCCGCCGGATATTATCATCCGACCGTAGTGGCGCAAGTCATCGCGGCGATCACGCTCTACATCAACGGCATCGGCCTCCAGCCTACGCTTGCCGGTGGAATGCTATCTTACGCCAAGCTCATCCAAATCGCGTTCGAGGCATCCGCCGGCGTGATTGACGTGACGGGATACTCCTTGAATGCCACCCAGGCTGACCTCGTTCCGGCCGCAGGCCAGACGATCAAGGCCGGCGCGATCATCGTGAGCTGACATGGCTACCGGTGACACGAACGACATCGTCAACCGCCTACGCGCAGCCCTGCCGCCGTGGTTCCCGGACCCGGCGAACAGTCCGGTCTTGCAATCGGTGCTGACGGGCGTCGCTGACCTGTTCGGCTTCATCTACGCCTTCCTCGGCTTCGCGGCGCTCCAGACCAGGATCGCCACGATGGTCGGCGGCTTCCTCGACATGGCCGCGTGGGACTTCTTCGGCAGCCGGTTCACCCGTAGGTTCGGCGAGACGGACCTGTCGTGGCAGCCGCGCGTCATCGCGGAGATCCTGCGTCCCCGGCAGACGAAGGCGGCCATCATCCGGATGCTCAAGGACTTGACCGGAAGTAGCCAGCCGATCGTCCTTGAGTTCTTCAATCCCCAAGACGCGGGGGGCTACGGCGTCCCACAGATGGGCGGCTACGGCACGGGGCCGGGCTTCTACGGCTCTCTGCAGTACCCCAACCAGATCTTCATCACGGCGTATCGCGCGCCAACCCAAGGCATCCCGAACGCCAACGGCTACGGCGGCTACAACGGCGGCTACGGCGTCGGAACGATCGAATACGGCAGTTTGGCGTTCGTCACCGGACCCATCACCGATGCAGAGATCTACGCGAGGATCGCACAGACCACGGCCGCCGGGATCACGCCCTGGACGGTAATTCAAAATCCGCCAGCAGTCTTGGTCACGGAGGGAGGGATCTTCTTGATCAATGAGGGCGGCACACAACTTGCGAGTGGATGACGATGATTAAGACAATGCGTATTGCTTTGCTTCTGGCGTTCGCCTGGACCTTGAACGCGCAACCAGCACTATCCCAAACTCAACCAGCGCAGCAGACGTTCTCAGCCTATGTGCATGGACTTCCGGCGATCAACTCTCTCGCTGGCTCCGAGAATATCTTCGCGCTGCAGGCTGGTGCTCCGAAGACGACGACGCCGTACCAGATCCTCTCGATCATTGCCGGGGACTGCTCGTCAGTGTCCCCTCCGTCTGTCGTCTGCACCAAGACGAACGGCGTGTCCTTCGCTCCGTCCGCCACGACCGACACCACCAACGCGACGAATATAACCTTGGGGACGCTGGCCAATGGCCGGTATGCCGCGGTCAATCTCGCCGCCGGAAACGTCAATGGCGGTGTGACGAACCAGCTTCCGCTCGCCAATGGCGGCTGCGGAGGCACGAGCGCGGCGACCTGCTTCACCAACGCCGCGCCGATTCCTGTACGTGCAGGCGACATCATCTATTGGAACGGCTCCGCGTGGGTCACGCTGGCGGGCAATAATTCTGGCACCCAGTATCTTCAGGAGACGACCGCAGGTGTGCCGTCGTGGGGGTCATCCACCTTCGCCGTCGCGGCCAAGGCCGATCAGATCGCCGGAACGAGCACCACCCTAGCTGTCACGCCGGCAGAGCAGCAATTCCATCCGAGCGCGGCGAAGGCCTATGTCAGCTACCAGAACAATGCCACCAACGGCGCTCAAACCCTCAATGCCAGTTATAATGTTTCGGGCGTGTCACGGACAGGCGTAGGAACGGTTACCATTACTTTTTCAACCGCGTTTACGTCCGCTAACTATGTCTGTGTCGGGAACGCTCAGGGAAGCGCTTCCACAAATGCGTGGGCACAAATCACCAATGGATCAAAAACCACGACTAACGTGGGCTTTTCGACACTTAACGCAGCCACAACCGCCGTAGATAATGGCGCTGATGTTGTTTGTTTCGGGACGCAATGAGCGTTCGGTCTAAATCGGTTCGCCGACGATAGCGGTTCTCCAGCGATCTTCTGCGCAATGACTGGCGCAGAAACGGCGCCTTTCCCACAAAATCATCTATTTAAGGAGCATGGCGCATGGACCGCCAGACTGTCTACGCCGGCCAGATTCCGCTTGAGACCGATCAGCTCAAGCAGAGCCAGAATGCGATGGTTGGCATAGCCAAACTTGCCGCAGCCGTGCTCGGATCTACCACCATCGTCAACGGGTTCACCGTCACGCCGACAAACCCCGCATCTCTATCCGTCATCGTGACGGCGGGCGAGGTCTACCAGCTCGAAAATCTCGAGCAGTCGTCTTGGAGTTCGTTGCCTGCCGACACGCACACCATCCTGAAGCAGGGGATCATTCTTGACCCCGTAACATTCGGCATCGTTCCGCCAACCACCGTCGGATACAGCCAGAATTTTCTGATCGAGGTCCAGTATCAGGACATCGACACCGGTTCATTCGTACTTCCGTACTTCAACGCGGCCAGCCCTTCGGCGCCGTTGGCCGGTCCCGGTAATGCTGGCTCCGCGCAGAACACGGTTCGCAAAGGCGTAGCCGGACTGCAGGTCAAGGCGGGAATAGCCGCCGCCACCGGAACGCAGGTTACGCCGACCGCGGACGCGGGCTGGACCGGCATATTCGTCGTCACGGTCGCCAATGGCGCGACCACGATCACGGCTGGCAACATCTCAAGGCTGCAGAGCGCTCCCTTCCTCATCTCGACCCTTCCGAACGTCCCCTTCGGTGTGCAGAACGGTGCGTGGACGTCCGGCCCCGACACTGGCGCGGCAAATGCCTATGTGGTGAACCTGTTCCCCGCGCCGACGGCTTACCTCCAGGGCATGTCGTTTGACGTGAAGTTCTCCAACCCAAACACGGGCGCGGCCACGATCAATGTGAACGGCCTAGGCGCGAAGAGCATCATCAGATCCAACAGCCTCGTCGCCTTGCTGCCGAATGACATCACCGCCGGCATGGTCGGCACGGTAAAGTATGACGGCACCCAGTTCCAGCTCATGTCCACGGTGTATCCGCCGCAACAGCCGCCTGGACCAGCGTCGACGACCAAGGCTCCGAAGTTGATCGGCTTCTCGGCGAACCAGACGGGGACCGGCGGAACCGCCGTTCCAACGTCAGTCGGAACAGCGGTGAGCTTCACCAACATGGTGAAGAACAATCTGTGGGGCACGTCCACCTACAACGGAACGACGCTGACGGTCGGCGCTGGCGAGGCGGGGATCTGGAACATCAATGCCTCC